AGGTTATGAATAAAGCAAAATTAAAACAACTTGAATACTTGCAACATAACGAAAGCGTAAAAAAGTTATTAGGTCAAATCGATTCAATGCTTTTGGAAATGGATAACATGCTGACGCATGACATTTTTAGACATAAACTAAAAGCCAGTGCAAAAAACTTTGTACGTGAATTGGAAGCGTGGAATAGTGCTAATTTCCATGATGCCGTAAAAAGTAACACAATAGAAGCAACAAACGAATACATAAACGAACACGAGCAAATACAAGAAATCTTTCAATCTATTCACACAGATTACAGACCTCATCTAATAAATTTATTGAATAAGTTTGTTGAAAGTGGATATGATACAAAAGCAGTAAACAAAAGAGTATCAAAAGAACAATTTACACTTTTAAAAGACTTTTTTGCTCCTGACCTTGTTAAAAAGCAACTAAAAAGAATTGATAAAGATATTTTTGAATATAACGTAATGCATGTAAACGAAGTATTAACAAGAGAGAAGGTTATGAATTTGCCAAAAATTGATAAACTTACAATTGAGTTTTTAGAAAAGTTGTTTAATTATTGTCGTTTAAAATGGTGATTATGGAGAGGGTGTTATTAGAAAGCTCAATTATGATACTTTTAATATTGGTCCTTACTGGGGTGATATTAAAGCAGTATAGCAAGGAAAAAACTTTATTAAGGATTAAAGAACTTACAAAGCAATTACAGGAAGAAACAGACTTAGCGATAAAACAAGAGATAGGAGAAGAAATAGGACAATTATATAAAGATTTATGAATATAATAAAAGTTAAAATAAGCGAGGTTAAAAACAATCCAAGCAACCCGAGAATATTAAAAGAAGATAAGTTTCGTAAATTGGTCCAGTCTATAAAAGACTTTCCTAAAATGCTGGAAATACGTCCAATTGTTGTAAATGATGAAATGATTGTACTCGGTGGAAATATGCGTTTAAAAGCGTGTAAGGAAGCCGGACTGAAAGAAATACATATTATTAAAGCTGAAAGCTTAACTCAGGAGCAGCAAAAAGAGTTTATTATAAAAGATAATGTAGGTTTTGGAGAATGGAACTGGGAACAGTTAGCGAATGAGTGGGATAATGAAGACTTGGAAAATTGGGGTTTAGATGTTCCGGATTTTGAAGTGGAGGAGGAAGAAGATCAAGAGGACGACTATGAAGAACCGGAAAACATTGAAGAATTAAAAACTGATATTGTTGAAGGAGATTTGATCACTTTTGAAAAAGAAGGAAAAGATTTGCATAGATTGCTTTGTGGAGATAGTACAAAAAAGGAAGATGTTGAATTATTAATGAATGGAAAAAAAGCTGATATTGTTTTTACTGATCCTCCTTATAAAATAGAAACAAAAGGTGGGTGCAAGGGGAGTATAGGAAAAGGTTTGAACAAACAAGGAAAAGATATTGATTTTATTTCTAATTTTGATCCAAGTAATTTTTTAGATGTTTTACCCTACGCTTTTAATAATAATAAAATTAACGCATACGTATTCTGTAATAAGGACCTTTTACCGAATTACCTTAATTGGGCAATAGAAAAAAAATATTCTTATAATGTTTTAATATGGAAAAAGCCGAATGCCATTCCTATTGGCGATTCCCACAGACCAGATATAGAATATTTACTTCTTTTTAGGAAGTCTGCAATTTGGAACAATGGGTTAGAAAATGTTAATTATTCAAGGTGTTTAGAGTATGGTAGAGAAACGGGGTTACACCCAACAATGAAACCAATTGATTTAATATGTAATGAGTTAAAAATAAGTAGCAATAAAAATTCAATTGTATTTGATTTTTTTCTTGGTAGTGGTTCAACTATGGTAGCATCTCATCAATTAAATAGAAGGTGTTTTGGTTTAGAATTAACTCCAAAATATTGTCAAGTAATAACTGACAGAATGAAAAATTTAGATAGTGAATTGATTATAAAGAAAAACGGTAAATTATGGCATACGACAAATTAGAAATATTTAAAAAAGCTAAGGAAGTAACAGTAAAAAACAAACTTTTCTTTATTGAGGATATTGTTTCTTTTTTACCCATTGGTAAGACAAAATTTTATGAATTTTTTCCACCTTCTGCGAACGAATCGAACGAACTAAAAGAATTACTGGACCAAAACAAAACAGAGCTAAAAGTTTCAATGCGTTCTAAGTGGTACAAGTCAAACGCTCCAGCTTTACAAATGGCATTAATGAAATTGATTTGCTCAGATGACGAACGTAAAAAATTAGCGATGACATATACGGAAGCTGAGGTAAAAACAAAAGGAGATGTAAATATAACTTTTGGAGAATTTAACGAAGAAGATTAATGAAATTCAGTAATAAGTATAAACCATTATTAGCTAAGCCATACGCAAGAGCAAAGATAGAGAGTGAAGGTTTTTCTTTATTGAGTAAAAAGGAGCAAGAATTTTGGTCCAAGCTTGACAAAGTTACTGTCTTTGTTTTAACTGGTGGACGTGGTTCAGGAAAATCTTTTGTAGTTGAGGCTGATGCTCATGTAAGAGGTTCTAAATTTGGTCATAATACTTATTATACAAGATATACAAATGATTCGCTTGAAACGACTGTAAAAGCTGACTTTGATAAAGTTATTGATTTGATGCCTTTAGATTGTGAATTTCAAAAAAATAAAATAGAGTATAAAAGTGGAGGGCTAATATATTTTAAGGGATTAAAAAGAGGGTCAAAAGCCCAAACTGCTGGAGGTAAAGGATTAAGCTCTTTTAATGTTCAGGTAGTGGAGGAAGCAGAGGAACACCCAAGCTTTGAGGAGTTCGACAAAATGAAACTATCTTTAAGACGTGAAGACCTCCCTAATTATTCTATTTTATTATTAAATCCTACAACTTCCGAACATTGGATTTATCAAAAGTTTTTCAAAGAAAGAAACGTTCAAGGAGGTACAAATGCTATCATAAACGATGTTTGTTATATTCATACTTCTTATTTAGATGTAGATAAAATACATCATACAGCGGAAAACTGGACAGCTTATGAAGAAGGAAGAAAAGCATATCATCACTATATTTCTTTGAGTGAAGAGGACCAAGAAAAGGAAAGCGATAATGTAAAGCGACTTTATAAGTGGTACAAATATATTGTTTTAGGAGGTTGGAGAGAAAGACAAGAAGGAACAATTTTTAATAATTGGGAAATAGGAGAATTCGACGAAAGTTTACCTTATATTTTTGGTCAGGATTATGGATATGATGACCCAACAACATTAGTAAAACTTGCAATTGATAAAAAAAATAAACTTCTTTATGTTCAAGAGTGTTTCTATTTGTCTTCTTTGAATGAAGAACAAATTTTTGATTTGAATTATAAACATTGTGGTAATAAATTAATTATAGGAGATAGCGCAGCAAAAACAACGATTCAGAGTTTAAGGCGTAAAACAACGCAAGACAGAAAGGGTATAAACCTTATACCTTGCGTAAAAAGGTCGGGTTCAGTTTTGACTGGAATACAAAAAATACAAAAATATCGTATTATTGTCGAAAAAAATTCAATAAATTTGATAAGTGAGTTAAATAATTACATTTGGCTTGATAAAAAAAGCGATACACCAATCGATAATTTTAATCATTTAATTGATCCTTTACGTTACGCTCTTGACTATCTTGATAGATAAAATTTAAAATATGGTTATAATAGACAAAATAAAATCAATCTTTACTTTAAAGAATCATAATCAATTATCAAATTTAAGTAATCGTTCTGCTTTTTCAAAATGGTTTGGTTTTGGTGGTTTTGGTTATAATCATATAGGAGAAGAAAGGTTAATTAACGAGGGATATCTTTCAAATGAAGATGTTTTTTCTGTTATCGATAAATTGGTCCAAACCTCAGCAGCAATTCCTTTTTGTCTATATGAAAAGAAAGGCGAAGAATGGGTAAAAGTTGAGGATAATAATAATTCGCTTTACAATTTACTAAATAAGCCAAACGAGGACCAGACCAACAAAGAATATCGTATTGAGCAGTACACAAATTATTTACTTACTGGAGATAGTTTTGAATTAAAAGATACTGCTTTAGGCTTTACAGTTCCTACTTCATTGTATATTTTGCCTTCGCAATTTATGGAGTGTTCAACTGTTACAAATCAAAGATTTTTTGAAAGACCTTCAAGTTATATTTTTTCTTATGCTGGTTATAGAACAGAATACCAAGCCGAACAATTAATTCATTCTAAAAAGTTAGATCCTTCTTATCCACAAGATAGAAAAGGGCTTTCCATGTTACAGCCTTCTTATTTAGCTTTAGACACTTCTAATCAAGTACATAAAGCAGAGTCGGCAATGATTGAAAATAGAGGAGCTACCGGAATGATTTCAAGTGATTCAAAGGAAGGTTATCCGATGACAGCCGAAGAAAGGGACGAGCTTGACAATCAATTAAAAAATAGAATTGGAGGAGCGAACAACTACAACAAGACAGTAACAACCTCGCAAAATGTTAAATTTACTCAATTAGGTTCTAATTTGAAGGACTTAATGCTGGACCAAATTGATTTGAATAAACTTCGTAAGTTTTGCAATATTTACGGAATGAGTTCACAGCTTTTCAACGACCCAGCAAATAAAACATTTAACAATTTAGCTGAAGCAAAGAAAAGCCTTTATACTGAATCAGCTATTCCTTTGGCTCAAACCTTTGTAGACAATTGGAACGAAAACTTAATACCTATTTTTAACGAAAGAGATAATAAGGAATACTATATTGAATTAGATACTGAAAAAATAGAAGTCCTACAAAAGGATAAGAAAATGGAAGCTGAAAAGTCCAAAATAATGATTGAGGCTATTCTTCCACTTGCTGAAAAAGTAAGTTTAGGAACTTTAGATAGAAATTCGGCTATACAAATTTTAATTTATACGTACAAAGTAACTGAAGAAGAAGCCGAATTACTTATTCCTCAGCCACAAGAAACGCAAAACACACAAGACAATGAACAATAAAAAAGGATATAAGCGTAAAAATTGCGACTTTGAAATAAAAGCAGACGCAAAAAATAGAATGGTTGAAGGCTATTTTTCAGCTTTTGACAATATTGATTCTGATTATGATAAGATTTTAAAGGGTGCTTTTACGAAATCTATCAAAGAACATGGTCCAGATTCTTCAACAAATAGAAAAATCGCACATCTTGCCTATCATGATGTTACACGTCCTATCGGAGTAATTGAGGAATTAAAGGAAGATGACAAAGGATTGTATTTTCGTTCTAAAATGG